GACCTGCTCTATATCGGTGCGTTCGTCGCGGCCTGCACGGTAATTCCGGCAGAGAACCGCGTTGAGCTTATATCGCAAATCCTGACACTTGCCGCCGGCACGCATGGCGGTGAACTGTTGCTAACCGCAGCCATTAGGCTGTGGGGCAAAAACGAAAAAGGAGAAAACCAATGAAAAAACGGATGATTGCCCTGGTATCCCTTGTGATGATGTTTCTCATGATCGCTGTTCCCGCGCTGGCCACCGAAGCGCAGCCCGCCGCGTTCGACTGGGCGGGATTGCTGTCCTCTATCCTCTACGCTATGCTTGCCGCTGTGCTTCCCATCCTCGCAAAGGCCGGATACGACTTCATCAAGGCAAAGGCAGCCGCCACGCTGGCCGGTATCAGCAACGAGGCGATCCGGCAGGGTATTTCTGACGCGATGGATGCGGTCTACACCGCCGTTACCGTGGTCAACCAAACCTATGTTGACGCGCTGAAGGACAAGAATCTGTTCGACGAATCCGCCCAAAAAGCCGCGTTCAACCAGGCTATGGATATTGCGAAGGAACTGCTGACGCAGGCTGCCAAAGACGCCCTGAACGACCTGTACGGGCAGGTGGACGGTTGGCTCGGCAATCAGATCGAGGCGGCCGTGAACGAAGCGAAATAAGCTGCATAGCAAAAAACAGAGAATCCCCCGGCAGGCTGATGCTTGCCGGGGGTTTTGCATACCGTTTTGCATACTAGAGCTCGTCGTATAAGGTGCATTTAGTGTCAATCGGACGCTATTTTACGACAATAGAAAACCCTTGAAACCTTATATTTCAAGGGACTTTCGCTGGTGACCCATCGCAGACTCGAACTGCGGACACCCTGATTAAAAGGCAAGATTTGTATGGTTACGTAGCCCTTATACTGCATTATTTACAGCATCATCGGGTTGTGTTTGCATACCATTTTGCATACCGCTGGCAAGATGATCGTTTACCGCGTGACGCAGCTTATTGGCCGCAGCGGCTTCTTTCTCGGCGGTGAGGTGGGTGTAGATACGCAGCGTCATCGTCTGATCGGCATGGCCCATCCACTTCATGGCGGTCTTGATATCAATACCCGCGTCGTACAGCATCGTGCAAAACGAGTGCCGGAGATCGTGCATCCGGATTCTGACAGGCTGATCCGCGCCCAGCGTTCTCAAATGCACGAGATAACTGCTCCACGCCTTTTTTACCGACGTTTCCGACATCAGGCCGCCGGTGGAGGACGGCGCGACAAGGCAGTGAATAGGCCGCAGGACGGCAGCCAGAACGTCCAGCAGGGGGATGGTGCGCTTTCCGGCTTCTGTTTTGGGATCGGAGATAATCGGCGCGTTGTTGTCAAAACGCACGGCTTCGCGCACAGTGATCGTCATGGCGTTGAAATCTACGTCGCGGTCTACGTTCAGGGCAAGCACTTCCCCGCGCCGCAGGCCCGCGTATAGCATGACCATGACGGCGGGCGTAAAGCGGTGGCCGCTCTGCAGAATCAGCCGGCGTTCACCTTCCTCAATTGCGCGATGCGTGCCGGCTTCCGCTTTCAGGGGCTTGATCGACAGGCAGGGGCTGCTGAGGAGTATACGGTCGGCGACGGCGGCGGCGAACATCGCCTTGATCAGCTGCGTATACATGCTGACATAGGAATAGCTATACCCCGCCAAGCTGTTATAGGCCTTCTTCACATCGGAGGGCACGACGTCCGCGATCCGCTTATCACCGACAATATTGACAAAGGCGTTCAGGCAGCGGGTATAATCGCCGAAGGTGCGCTCCGTTACGTTCTTCTTGTAGACGTGCGCCCAGGTTATGGCGTACTGTAAAAGGCTGATGCCGCCCGCTTCGGAGCGCAATCCGGCCTCGATCTGCTTTTTGTATGCGTCGCGCTTGGCGTAGGCCTCGGATTGTGTATTGCCGAGGAACTGCCTGCCTTTGTACTTGGCGCAGTAGCGACCGTCTTTTCGCTGTTTCAGGGATGCACGGGGCATGACGGTACGATTCCTCTCTTATTCATCTTTATCGATTAATTTTTTAAAAGTATACAATAGATAAGTACGTGTATCCTCGTATGAAACTGGAACAACAGACACTAACTCCCAACCTGCGCGGCCAAAGCTATATAATTTGGGGTCTATTACACGCGCAGCATCTACTTCACTTGTAATGTTTTTTGTGTGGTAAAGCGTTATTGATTCATAAGTCCATTTTTCCATTTTCTATTATCCCCTTCTGTTTTTGTTTTTATGCGCGGTATTGATTCTCGACAACTCCCACTATCTGATAATACCCTAACGCCCGGCACATAAACTCATCAGACACATCGAAATGCTCAGCGAGCTCCCAAGGCGTGACGATCCCGCGGCTGACGCACTCGGTGATTTCATCCGGAGAGACGAGTTGATAGTAGGCCCATTTGCTGGCACGGTACTCGGCTTTAGTTTTCACGCTGTACTTCGCAGATCGGCAGTAGGTGCCGCCGTATTCACAATGGCCGAGCTCGTGCGCGGCGATCTCTTTTTCCTCAGTGCGGGACAGGCCTTTGGCCAGTGCAATGTGGAAATGGTCATCTTCGTAGGTGATTGCTTTTGTTTCAGCCAGGTTTCGGTAGACTACCTCATGGCCGCGGGAGGCTGCGAAATCAAACAGGGCTTCGTTGGACATGTAGAGCTTCTTTCTGGGTCAGAGAGGTATATAGTTACTGTTCTTCAATTGCTGAAACTAGCCATAGCTTCATGCCTTCGTCAACGCAGCAGGCATATAAATCAGCTTCGCTATAACCAATTTCAAGCAGTCGTTTTACCCTGCTCTTGAATTCCTCAATGCCCTCGCTCATATAGGTAAGCCTAAGGGATACTAAACCTGCTGGATACTTGCCACTCTGCCATTTCACTTTCAGTGGATCCTGTGGTTTTTGCGACGGTTCATCAAATATATCAGGCTCTATTGGCTTCTTGTTGGCCAGCTGACGAGGGACGGTTTTTACCGGCAAACCAACAACGTACAGTAAACCGATCACATTAAGAAAAAAGCCAAGCCAAAAATGTGGAATCGCCTTATAGCCCTTGATTTCTGCCAGTGAAAGACAAAGGGCGCCGAATATAAAAGCTACAACAACCGAGCCAGCTATAATCAGCCAGGTATAATCGGTATCTCCGTACACAGCGAGCACCCTTTCCCGTTTTCTCCTATTGTAGCAAGAGTTGACAGGAAGCACAACCGCAAGATATGGGATCAATTCCCTATATGTTGCGATCACTGATTAGTCATCGAAATACCTGAGCATTTGGACGAGATAGGGAGTAATGCCACCGTCATGCTCGTCATGTTCACGGTTTCTATGCGCGAACACTCTAAACCCATTTGAGGTATAGAACGCTATGAGTTCAGGGACATCATCGCATTCCAAGTAAGCCATTTTACCGCTTAAAACCCGTTGCGTTTCTTGAATTGCATCACAAGCCATTTTTAGAAGTTCGTCGCCAGTGATAAGTGTATTATATCCGTTCGAGTAATTCTTCCCCAACTGACCGATCAAGGGTAGGGCAAAACAATAACGTTTTAGCAAGGGCTCGTACTTTGCAAACCGTCTCAAACGCTGCCGCAAAGCCGAGGAAAGGTCGCTGGGCCTAATAGAGACGGGTTTACTAGACAACGCGTAATATCCTACGAGAACAATCTCGCCCTTATAACTCGTAAAAACAAGATGGGTAGCTGCCAAGCTTTGCTTGGTAAACTCAATGGCTTTATTCCGTAGAAAATCTTCAACGTCTTTATTCAACGGACATGAATAGCCGGAGAGGATGCGTTTTGCGCCTTCCTCTCCGACACCTTCTGCAGCAATCAGCTCTTTCAGCGTGATCTGCTTGTATCCAGTTAGCTCCGGCATTACTTCTTACCGAAAATTTGAGTTATCTGCTCCGTATTTAATCGACTGACGGGTTTGCTGAAAACAACCTTCTTCCGGGGGCTATCCGCCGACGCTTCAAGCGCAAGAACAAAGTTCTGACACTGCTTTTTACCTTTGATGTTGACGTTTTTTAAAAAACTCGAAGTAGCCATGCGAACCCTCCTTTCAAAGCAAGCAATGACTGCTTATCTATTATAGCAACATACCCTGTGTCTGACAACCGCAAGATGTAGTGGATATGTAACAAATACTAGCCGTGGTAGTAGAGCGGCTTACTTCTTATCCCACTCCCGTATCCACTTCGCGAACTGCCAGCATTAACATAATCCAGGCACGATGTCGTTGAAACTCCAAGCAGATACACCATTATCACGTTTCAGTTTATCAATAGCATACAAAGATTCACCAACATGGTAGAAAAGCGACTGTATCATACAGTATCCGAGAGGAGAAGGCGCAATCACGCAATGGTCATCAAGATATCGATTAAGAATGTCTTCGTCAACGTTTTTAAGCACCAAAGCTAATCGATTAGCTTTGTTCGGTGGGGATTTTATGCCGGCAGCCTGTAGCAACGACGCGAGATCGTTATATTTTGCTACCGTAAGCAAAAACTCGATGGTGCATTCCTGCAGAAAGCCAAGTTTATGGAGTATGCGCAAAGC